ATAATCTATTCGAAAATCAAAATGCCGATACACAGCGCACGATAACTCAAGAATTACAACGAGTTGTGGGAGGTGATCCTAGGGTGCAAATCAGCGAATTACAGCTATTCCCACAAGAAAATGGAATGTTAATACAAGTTGAATTGGTGTTTGTGCCGGGCACCAATGCAGAGAGTTTGGCAATATTTTTTGATCAAAGTTCACGCCGCGCCAGTTACGTATAAATCAGCTGATTAATATGTCCATAAATAACTGACTATGGCAAAAACAACAAGACAAACAGCAATATTCGGGGTTGAGGATTGGAAAAGAATCTATCAAACCTACCGTGAGGCAGACTTTCAAAGTTACGATTTTGAAACGTTGCGTAAAAGTTTTGTGGACTATCTACGCCTTTATTACCCTGAAACTTTTAATGACTACATAGAAAGTTCAGAATTTATAGCCATACTTGATGTGATGGCATTCATGGGTCAAGCCCTTGCATTCCGCACAGATTTAAACACACGTGAAAATTACATGGATACAGCCGAACGCAGAGATTCTGTAGTTCGACTTGCTAATCTTGTAAGCTATACACCTAAGCGCAATAGTGCTGCTGAAGGATATCTCAAAGTATTCTCTGTGCAAACCACAGAAAATGTTACAGACATCAACGGTATCAATCTTGCTAACGTCACAGTAAATTGGGCCGATCCTACAAATTTAAATTGGCAAGAACAATTCACAGCTATCATAAATGCATCTATGGTGAATACTCAGCGTGTTGGCCGTCCGGGAAATCGTACTACCATATTAGGAGTACGCACCGACGAGTATAGTATTAACTTGGTTCCGGGCTACTTGCCAGTAATCCCATATACCGCCACAGTTAATGGTATAAGCATGCCATTTGAAGCCGTCACAAGTACTGCACTTAACAAAGAATTTATCTACGAGCCAGCACCAAAACCAAATGGCGTATTTAATATGTTATTTCGTAATGATCAACTAGGATTTGCCAGTGCTAATACCGGCTACTTCTTTTTATTCAAACAAGGTGCATTGCAGAATCAAGATTTCAATCTGACAGAACGCATAAGCAACAGAACTGTTAACATCAATATTGAAGGTATCAACAACGAAGATATTTGGTTATATCAATTAGATAATGTTGGTTCTATTGCATCTGAATGGCAGTATGTTGAAAGCGTATATACCTCTGCAGCGGTGCAGGAAGGCGCACGTTTAAGAAAGCTGTTCTCTGTTGCAAGCAGAACCAACGATCAGATCACATTAAATTTTGGTGATGGTGTGTTTAGCGAAATCCCAGTTGGACAGTTCCGTAACTATGTACGTGCCAGCAACGGGCTCGAGTATATCATCAACCCTGAAGAAATGCAAGCAGTTAGCTTGCCTATAAGTTATGTCAGCAGAACCGGACAACTTGAAACTATTACATTTACCTGTGGTATTACACAGCCAGTATCTAATGCACAAGCAAGAGAAACTATAGACGAAATCAAACAACGGGCGCCAGCTAGATATTATACACAAAATCGTATGGTCAACGGCGAAGATTATAATAATTTTCCATTCACTGCATACAACAGCATTATAAAAAGCAAAGCATTGAATCGTAGTAGCATCGGTACCAGTAGATATCTAGATCTAGTAGATAACACTGGCAAGTATTCTAGCACAAATATTTTTGGTAGTGATGGTGCATTGTATGAAGAAAATACTTTACCGACATTCTTATTCACTTGGGCAACCACAAACGAGATCAATGATATTATTGTTAATCAAGTACAACCACTCTTGGCTGCTTCTCAAATGCAGCAGTTTTATTATGCTAATTTTCCCCGACCAGATCTTGTACCACTTGCAATTACTTGGAATCAGAGTACTACCTTAATAAATGAAACTACTGGATATTTTGTAAACAGTCTTGGCGCACCTGCCCCTGTTGGTAGCTATACTAGCGATAATAAAAAATATATCCAAGTTGGATCATTGGTAAAATTTATACCACCGGTTGGTTATTACTTTGATTCAAACAATAGATTACAAGCCGGAACTCCGCTTAGAGCAGACGAAAAATTAATACTATGGGCAAGCCCAACAGCAGTAATAGGTGATGGTACCAATCGAGGTCTAGGTAATTTATCAAATGGTACAGGCCCTATTGCACTGAATAATTTTATACCAACTGGCGCAATTGCCACACAAGTAATTCCATTATTAATAACAGATCTGCCAGCTGCATTTGAAAAAAGCATGTTGGATCAAATTGTATTGCAGCGTAATTTTGGTATAGGGTTTGATAGCTTGGGTACTATCACCGGTGTGCCTGGTACATGGTATCTTATTACTTCTACTAATCTTGATCAAGGTGCTGCCTGGAGCCAAACAAATGCTGGTAGTACTGCCGGTGTCGGCAGTGATGCAAGTTGGGTGGTAGAATTTCTCACAGACGGCATTACCTATACAACAACTGCAAGAGCATTAGATTATATTTTTGGTAGCGTGTTACAGACTAGATTTTTCTTCTATAGCAATCAAGCCATATATGATTCACGCACCGGCACAGTAATTAAAGATTTTATTAAAGTATTAAAATCTAATAGTCTTCCAGATTCTTCTGCACCCTTTCCTAGTGACATCGATGTTACTATTGTAGGTCAGCCAGTTGAAAGCGATGGATATGTTGACGATTATCAAGTGTTAGTATCATTTCAAGATTCCGATGGTGATGGTGTGCCAGATGATCCGGATTTCTTCACAGAAGTAGTGGCACCAGATGTTGCTTCAAACTTTAAATTAGTATTCTTACAAAAAACTGTAGATTTTGATAATCTTGAACGCTATCTATTAGTTGAAAGCGGTATAGTTAATTCCGAATATGCTACTATGAATGAGATCGAACTTGTTAAAAATACCTATGTTGATGGGCAAATATTTTATGCATATACTGCGGAATTATTTTATACACTTGTAATCGATCCAACAACAGGAGTTAGATCACTAGTTCTACGCAATGATTTTATTGCCAGAACTGGTCGCCAAGACTTGTATTTTCAATACAGACATAATAGTCCTTTAACTAATCTAATAGACCCTGGAACAACAAATATTATAGACGTATATGTAGTAACACGAGAATATTATAGTCAATATCAAAATTATATAAAAGATATTACTGATACTGTACCCAAACCAGTACCTCCTACTATTAATTCTTTGACAACTACATATAGTGGATTGCAAAACTATAAGATGTTGTCCGATACAATGATAATGAATTCAGTAGAATTTAAACCGCTATTTGGTGCCAAAGCAGCAAAAGAGTTGCAAGCCACTATCAAGGTTATAAAGGCATATGGTAGTAATGCAAGTGTGAGTGAAATTAAGAATCTTGTTATAGCCAATATGAATAATTATTTTACCATAGATAAGTGGGACTTTGGAGATACATTCTATTTTTCAGAAATGGCAGCATATCTACATGCACAGATGGGTAGTATCATTAGTTCGGTCGTGCTGGTACCATTGAATCTACAAAAGAGTTTTGGTGATCTATATGAAATTAGATCAGCACCTAACCAGATATTTGTTAATGCAGCCAATATCAACAGCGTTGAAGTAATCGAAGCGTTGACCAGCACCAATTTACGCACTGCCCCTGGCAGCGGAGTCATATAATGGCAAGAACTCGTACAGTAGATTTTTTACCTGAGATATTTCAAACACCAGTAAATCGACAATTTTTATCTGCAACATTAGATCAACTTGTACAAGAACCAAATTTTAAAAAGATACAAGGATTTGTTGGCCGCGCAATTGGTCCGGGAATAAATCCTAACGATAACTATGTAAAAGAAACTACAGATACTCGCGCCAATTATCAATTAGAACCGGGTGTTATAATTACAAAACCTGACTCTACCGATATAGCCGATGCTATAACATATCCAGGTATTACAGATGCTCTGGCATTACAAGGTAGTTTAACAACTCGTGCTGATCGACTGTATACCAGCGAGTATTATACATGGGATCCGTTTGTAGATTTTGATAAATTCGTAAACTATAGTCAATACTATTGGTTGCCAAATGGTCCAGATAGTGTCGATGTATTTTCGGAAAATGTACCGAGTACAGATAATTTTGTTGTGACACGAGCAAATGGTGTTTACACGTTTTCGGGCGCAACGGGAACTAATCCAACACTAACATTAGTACGTCAGGGCAACTATTCATTTACTGTAGCCCAAAATGCCAAAGAAGATGTTAACTATCGTGTAACAAATGCCGGTAATTCTGCATACGTAATAGATTATATTAATAATCCTACGCTAACTCTTGTGCGCGGCAACACTTATGCGTTTGACTTGAGCCTGCGTGGTGCTTACAGATTTTATATTAAAACTGCACCTGTACTTGGACAAGGGCAAACATACGATCTTGGAGTTACTAACAATGGAGCATTCGAGCAAACAGTAACTTTTGTTGTTCCCCAAGATGCACCCGACACCTTGTATTATACAAGTGATACAGAAATGAACATGAATGGTGTTCTAAATATAGTCGATGGTACAGCCGGAACCGGACCGGGATTTTGGATACAAACAACACCAGGCGTAAATGGTAGATTACCAACAGCACCAAATATCAGTAGTAGAGATGTGCTTGGCGTTATTAACAACGGCGAAGATCTTGGTATAGTTCAATTCAACGTACCGGCAAGCACAGCACAGAATTTTTATTATACCCTTCCTGTAATTGCTGGTGGTGTGGTTAATCTTGTAGTTCCAACCTTAAAGTTTAATCAAATCAATAATGTATATGTGGCTCCTTTTTTAGAAGAAAATGGTAGCATCGACGGCATAACCGAACTTAATGGTAAAACTATTATATTCCTTAATCCTATTGCTGATCCGGAGGATGGTGGTTGGCAAATAACCACACAGTTTGATCCATTGCCGCCAACAGCCACTCCAGGATTACCGGGCACATTTGATACTACACTATTTGATCAAGTTACGAATATCGATAGTCAAGCACAACGATATAGTGTATGGCAGATACGATATGTGTATGATGCTGACGGATTACCATACATGGTACTTAACAGTGTTGAATCGGTTAATAATCTTGAAAAATTCAGTATTAACTACGGTACGCAATATTCTAGCACCAATTGGTATAAAAATGCCGAAGGATACTTTGAACAGATACCATTGTTGTCGGCGATACAAAATACATTATATTATCAAGATGGAACTGATCCAGAAATCTTCGGCAGAATACGCTTAATCGATCAGACAAGTTCAGATATCCTTGACATAGATGAAATCATAGGACAAAAAAACTACACAAGTCCAAATGGTGTGGTCTTTTCCAATGGATTAAAAGTACGATTTATCGGAGCAGTAACTCCTGCAATCTATCAAGGACAAACATATTATATCGAAGGAGTTGGTACAGCAATTAAACTATTGTCAGTGGATGATTTTGTAACTCCAGAAATCTATGTGCAGAGCATAACTGATTATTCAAGTCTTAATATACCAATGGTACCTGATTATCTTACTATTAATCGTGCCAGCCCGGATTTAAATTCGTGGACACGTAGTAATCGCTGGTTCCACATTGATATTATTAATGCATCAGCAACCTATAATAACACTAATCCGGTTGTTGATAATGCGTTTCGTGGTCGTCGTCCTATATTAGAATACCGTGCCGGCACTCGATTATATGATTACGGTACACAAGGAAAACAACCAATCGATATAATCGATTTTTCTAGTACTGATGCTTTAAGTAATATCAATGGATCGATTGGATATAGTACAGATGGATATACATTTGTAAGTGGCACAAGAGTGATATTTGCTGCCGACACGAATCCTGCAGTACGAAACAAGATATATGAAGTTACATTTATTGTACCAGACACTGTGCCACCATTAATTGCACAACCTATTATAAATTTAGTTCTGGCAGCAGATTCAGATGTGCTAATAGACCAGGTTATAGTATGCCTTGCTGGAGATACAGTACAAGGTAAGAGTTTTTGGTATGATGGTGTTGAATGGATTAATGCACAACAAAAAATTAGTGTTAATCAAGCACCGTTGTTTAATATATACGATATTAGCGGTATTAGTTTTAGTAATAAAGACAAATATCCAAGCAGCACATTTGTTGGCAGCAAGTTATTTTCCTATGCAACTGCATCAGGTACAGTTGATCCCGTTTTAGGGTTTGCATTAAAATATCTAAGTCTAAACAACATCGGTGATATTGTTTTTGCCAATAATCTATACACTGATACATTTGTTTATGTAATTGATAGTGTTAGCAGTGTAGAAAATATTAGTGAAGGTGTTGTTAGACAATACAGTAATCGTATATCATTTATTAAAGAGATTGGTTGGCAACCTGCTATAGAAAAAAGTAAGATACGTCAACAGTTTAGATTTAGCTATGATGGTGGCCCGTTGCGACTGGATATTAGAACGAATGATAACACCAGTGTTCCAGCCATACAATTATATGCCGGATCGGTATTTGTAAATCCAAGCCGATATACGGTTGCACGTACCAATACTGTTACAACTATAACATTATTAGATATCTATGTGCCCGGCGATATCATAGAAGTAGCAGCAATAAGTGACCAGACAAGCGGTGTAGGATTCTATCAAGTACCAGTTAATCTTGAAAATAATCCATTAAATCAAAATAGTCCAGTGCTTAGTCTTGGCACTATCCGCGCTCACTACGAAACCATAGGGGAGAATCTATTAGCTATCTCCGGTCCAATTAACGGAGCAAACAACACACGTGACCTCGGCGACATCATACCGTACGGTATGAATATCCTGCAACAAAGTGCGCCGATGACAATGGCTGGCTATTTT